CGATCGTGCTCGACGGGCGACAGGGCTTCGACCAGCACCTGGCGCGCCGCGATGGCGATCAGGCTGGTGGCCAGCAGGGCATTTTTAGCTGAGTTCATTTGTCTGTCCTTGATGCTTCAGGGAGTTGTGGGGTGCCGGACGGTCAGACGGCGTTGGAGAACAAGAAGCCCAGGTCGGGCGCCGTGATGAGTTCCTTCACGGACTCACCCACACGGGCGCGCTGGCCACCACGGATGCCCATGTCGGGGTCTTCAATCGTCCCGGCCACGCGGGTGCCGTGTTCGGCCGTGAAACCGAAGGTGGTGCCGTACTGGTTGTCGGCGTTCATGTCGCGGTGCAGGAAGGCAGCGCTGGTGCCCCAGATGCGAACCATGTTCACAGGCTGGCCCTTGGCCGCCGTGTTCAGCCAGCCCTCGCCGATCAGCGGCAGGTTGGGCAGCTCGAACAGGTCAGCGAACTGCTGGCGGCTGATTTGGCCCTGGCTGCCGCCATCGCCGAAGACCGCATAGCGCAGCTTGGGGTGACGGCTCAGCTTCGACCACACCTTGCGGCTGAACACCGCCAGCGTGGGGCGCAGGAACATGTTGTCGATGGCCTCGGCGATGGCGTAGGCCGGGTCGCTGTTGACGTAGTCGCTCCACATGCTGGTGCCGCTCAGCACCAGCTTGTTGGCGACGGCGTAGTTGGCCGGGTCGAGCACCAGGTCGGCGGTGCGCTTCTCGCGGCGGGTCATCACCAGTTGCGTCAGCATGCTGGTGGCACGCAAACGAGGGTCGATCAACGTCTTGTTGCCCTGGCGGCGAGCCGACTCGTAGTTCAGCACGTCCGAGTTGGGCACGGGCGCATCCAGGCCGTGGTCTTCGGTCTTCGATGGCACCTCGGTCGAGGTGAACTCAACCTCGGCCACTTTGCCCTTGCGGCCCACCAAGGTCTCGGGCACGGTGAAGCCTTCACCCTGGGGGTACAGCATGTAGCTGAACTTCTCGCCATCGACCGGGATGCGGGGCAGCACATCGTCGGCGATCAGGTTGCCCTGCTTGTAGGCCACGGCCACGGCCGTCATGGATGGGTTCTGGGTGAAGGGAGCGGTAGCCATTGATTGGTCTCCAGTGATATCGGGTCAGGAAGTTCGGGGCGGGTGGAGGCGATCAGCCTTGGATCGTGCCCAGAGCGCGGTCGTAGGGGATCACGTCGTCGAGCACGCCGCTGGCGGCTGCAAAGCCGATGATTCGGTTGTTGACGCCAGCAGCAGGCGCTGCAACCACCGCCTTGCCGTTGGCATCGCTGGTCAGCGGTTGGCCGCGTGACACAACACCGCCCAGGCGCACTTCGGCCTGGGGCCGCATGTCGCGGTCAACGGGTTCGTTGACCAGTTTGTCCAGGGCGTCGGACGTGCCGATCAGCAAATCGGTAGCGGCTGCGGCCTTGATGACGGTGCCGTCGAGGGTGCCCCATTTGATGATGCGGAAACCTTCAACGGCGGCTTGCGCCTTGCTGCTCTTGTGTTCGATGGTCATGTGATTGCTCCAGTGAGGAATGCGTGGTTGTGATCAGGCCTGCTGGGCCGCCACCTGGTCGGCGACGTGCTGCACAGCGAACTCCATCGAGACCGTGCGGCCAGCGGCGGCTTCAGCGGCCTGGAACTCATGGGCGGCTTTGCCAATGGCGTCGGCATCGTTGCCATCCACCACGTTGGAGGGGTCCTCGGGCAACTGACGCCCCAGCTTCACCAGCGGCTTCTGCCCGGCCATGAACTCGGCGAACCACTCGGCGGGCGCCTTGCTCACCTTGGCGCCATCGGCATCGGCGGCCGAGAACTCAAAGGCGCTGATGTCAGACAGGCCGGTGAGGAACTCACGCAGGCCCTGCTCTTGGGCAGGCAGCACCTTGCCCGAAGCCTTCAGGCCGTCGATCATCTTTTGCACGGCTTCGGTCTTGCGGGTGGCGCGCAGCTCGGCCAGCTCAGAGCCCTGGGCGCTGAAGTCCTTGGTCAGTTGCGTGCGGGTGGCTTCTTCGGCTTCCTTGCGGGCCTGGGCCACGGCAGCATCGAGCTGCGCTTGTGTGATCGTCGTCATGTCATCTCCGGGGTTTGGATGGGAAAACAGCGAACCGCTGTCAGAACGCAGCGCCTCGCGGGCAGCCGCCGCTTCGCGCACCAGGCTTTCAATCGACCAGGCGGGCAACACGCTGTCGGCCTTGTCAAGGCCATCCCGCTCGATGAGGTAGTCGCGCAGGCCGCGCATCAGTGAGGCGGCTTGCTCCACCGCCCAGGTCAACGAACTGGCGGCGCTCTCCGCGTCTGCAGAGAACTCCAGCACGTCGCCTTCGTCATCGACGCTGAACTCGGCGCCCGTCTCCGCCAGGCCGTCAATGGCAGGCGGCACAGCGCCCAGCCAGCCCAGGTGGCGCAAACGCAAGCCATGGGCGGGGTCGTTGACCAGGGACACGGAACGGTTGCGGTAGGCGCCCAGCACCACACCGTCATCGAAAGCGGGGTTGATGTCCTTGAGGCGGCAGAACAGCTTCTCGTCCTTGCGCTGCAGCGCCTCGGTCCAGGCATAGGCGGGCGCTGTGCCTTTGGGATGGCCGATCACGGTCGGTGCCGCGCCCAGGGCGTGGTTGGCAATGATCTGATCCAGATCGTCAGTCGTCGCCGAGAAGGACTTGCCCTTGCTGTCCTTGTGCTCGCCTGCGCTGAAGATGTGAATCCAGCCTCGCAGTTGCGGGGCCTTGGCGGTGGTGCTGTCGCGGGGTGTTGCTGTAGCGGTGCTCATGTCCGCTACTTTGCCGAGCGGGCCTTGCCGCGTCGTGGGGAAACGCTTCCCTACCGGCCTTTCCCAAGGCGGGGCCTACAGGCCGTTTTGTGGGCAACCCTAGGCGCAGGTATAGGCCCGGGGTTTTTAAACTTAGTGGGGGGCCTTTGCGGCCCTTTTAAACATCATTTGACCTGCTGATCAGATCCCGAGACCGGTATGTTGCGGCCAATGGTCAGGCAAATGAGCAAACGGACCACCGCCTCGGTCTGTGTGCGGCCCTTGATTGAAATGGATTCAAGGCCACGCAATCCGGCATGAGCCGTCCAGGGTTCAAGCGGGACTTCGAACCCACCGTCGCAGTAAGCCGACTTCAGGTTGACTTTGAGGCCTGTGATGACCGCCATGGTGTCGGCCGGGCTGTTCAGCGGGTCGGGCTCATCGTCCTCGAAGTGGATGCCGTTCAACGTCTCCATGCGCCCCGAGCTGGTGGGCGATATGCACTCGGCCACTGCTCGGTCACAAAGCCGCTGCAGTTCCTCACCACGGATGTCATCGACCTTCAAAAATTCCATTTCAACCCCTTGTTCAGCCAGAGAACGGATTATGAGCACAGCCAGGACGCAAGGCCAGCTCCCTATGCTCCTCATCGATCTGATCGACGGGCATGCAAGGGGCATCGGCCTGGGTCAACAGATCGGTTTCCACCTGGTCAGGCTCGACCAGGTCGCCGAACAAGTCGGGCTGCACGTAAGCCAGGCCTTCAGCTTTGGCCAGGTCGTGCTGAATGTTCAGAATCTGGCGCTTGGTGTAGCCGGTGGCCAGCGCCGTGCGTGTCAGGCCCATCGACAGCTTCAGGCAACCATGCACCTGCTGGTGCCTCAACTGGATGGCGACCTTGTCGTACTTGGGCACGTCAATCACTTCCCCACCCATCGCATTCACCAGGCGGGCCATGCCAGCCACGCCAATGATGCCCGCCAGAAGGTGGTCGCCTGAGACCTGCTTGGGCACCACCAGGGGCACGCCCCCGCGCAGCTTGCACAACTCAAACGCCAGGGTGGTGCCCAGCGCCCGGCACAGGCGGCGCAGGTTGACCGGCAGGCGGTCCACATTGACGTGGGCCAGCGGGTCTTGGGGGGCGTGATCCTGGTCTTCGTGCATCGCTCAGCCCTGGCGTGCCTTGGCGGCTTCGGTCTGGTCCTGCTCGGTCGGCGCACCCACGCGCACCGCCCACTTCTTGGCGGCCTCAATCAACTGCTGCATCTGCCAGCCGCTGGCAAAGCGCAAGGCCTGCAGCTTGGGCTGCATGCGCCGAGCCCAGCTTTCAATGGCCGCGTCCAGCTCCTGCACGCTGCCAGGCTTGCGCACCGCCTGCACCTCGGCCAAGGCATACCAGATCGCCCGAAGCTTGCTCATGCCATCGTCCCAGGCCCGGCTGCTGGCGGCTGTCTTTTTCACAACAAAGCCACTGGCCTTCATGTGCGTGATCACCTTCTCGCGCTCCTGCCAGGTCAAGGCGGTGCAACTGGTCTTGCCATCGCACAGGGTGGCCAGCATGTCGCGGTAGGTGCCGTCATCCAGGCCCAGGGCGGCCTGTCCCATCTTGATCAGGGCAATCTCGGTGCGCTTGAGGGCGTCGGATTTGGTGGGTGCTTGCTTGGTCGTCATGCGTTGGCCTGCTCTTCGTGGTCGTCATACAGCTCGTTGGCCTGGCATTCACGAAGCCACATGATCTTGATTGCTCGGACCTTTTCAGGGTCGATGAAGTCCAAGCGACCACGATGCCCGGGATCAATCAGCCCGACAAACTCACGCCAGGCCATGCCGTCAAAGTGCATCCGCATCATCTTTGGGTTGTAGCGGGTGCCCGTGCTGCCCACAATCCACCAGCCCTTCGTGGGAGGAAAGCCCTCGCGCCAGACCGGCTCATCCAACAGCGGCGCCTGGGTGATCGGCTTGATGTGTGGCTTCGTCCTGACCAGGGCGCCCAGCTTTGGCAGGGGCATGGTCCAGTTCAGTCGATGGTCGTAACGGGTATTCATCCGCAGGCTCCTTTCAGGATCAAAAAACGGTCTGTGGCTTTCGGTCGCCGGTGCCGTTGCACAACTTGCAAGGGGCTTCACCGAACTCGTCGCTGTCCTCCCAGAGCGGGTCGTCAACCGGCTTGAAGCCGCTCCCGCCGCAACTTGCGCATTCGAAGTCGTCGTCTTCTTGCACGAAGGGCTCGTCCGACCAATAGGCATCGCTCAACGACTTGGTCATGGCGCTAAGCCCTTGCGCTGTGCAGCCGGTTGAACGGGCGCCTGACCAGGTAGCTGCGCACAATGCTGGCGATGGTGAAGATCACCGTGATCCAGGCGTTGTCGGCCAATGAAAACTTGTGGCCAAACATCGGGTAGACCACGGTCGAAAGCGCGATCGACACCACGAAGCCGATGGCCAGCCCGGCAAAGGTCTCCATCAGCGACTGCAAGCGGGTTTGCTTCATGCCGCGCTCCCTGCGCAGGCCTGCGCCAGGTGCCACACGCTGGCCACGCCCGTGGTCATGGGCATGGTGGTCTGCGATGCAGGCACCACCAGGTGCGTCACGACCTCGTCGTCAAGCCAGTCGCTGTCGCCCGAGTTGGGATCGACCAAGGCAGGATCGGCCAGCGTGTAGTGCACGAAGTCATCGCCGCCAAAGGTGCGGTCCAGCAGGCCGTTCTTCACGCCCCACGACAGCAGCGCGCCGACCTGGCTCAAGGGCTTGCCTGTGATCTCCGCCACGCCGTGGCGCGAGATCGAAGCGCCCGGGCCCAGCTCGGCTAGGTAGTTGATCACCAGCTCGGTGGTCGAGCCTGGGCGGGGTTTCTTAATCATGCTGGCTTACCCACTTCCATTGGCTTGGTGATGCGCGGCACGCGAGTCTTGCCAATGCGCTTGACGCAGACCTCAAACTCCAACGCGCAATCCCCATTCGGGGCATTGAGGACGAACCTTGTGACTGTCTGATTGGCATCCAATGCGGTGGTGATATGGCGCAGGATGTCGCTGATGAACATCCTTCCCGTTATGTCTTTCGGTTTCTGACTCATAAGTGGCTCCTGGCTTGTTCAAACGGCCATCAAAAGCCGCTTGAAAAAACCCCCGACCCAAAACAACCACGGGCCGGGGAGAAGACCGGGACGTACCCGATCAAGGAGAGGTTCAGGTTTCGATCTGGCGCACGATGAAAGCGGCGCCCAGGGCAAAGATCACGGCCACCGTCCGAGCTGCTGGGTCCGTGTCCCAGGCCCAGGTGGCCGCCGCCTCGGCAACGGCGACCAGGTCGGCCAGGAAGATCAGACGGGTGCGGCTCATCAGGTCACCTCAAACGTCGGTGGGGCCGATGGCCACACGTTGGGGAAGGGCCTTCAGGTCGGGCACCTGGGCATCAACCAGGGTGAACACACCACGGCAAACACCGCAGGCGGTCTCCGATGCCTTGACCTCTTCGCTCAGGCAGATGCAGCACATGGCGCGGGGCAGCAGTGGGGCGTCCATGTCACGCCGCCGCCATGTCGAGAGGGATGGAGATGTACTCACCCGTCGCGTCGTTGCGCTCGTAGAAGCGCACGTAGCTCTTGCTGGTGGCCACACGCATGCTGTCGGCGATCGCGTCCATGGCCTGCTGCCACTTGCCGCTGGGGTCTTCCATCTTCAGCTTGCGCAGGGCCAGCACCCGGCCCGCGCTCACCTGGCCTTCCTTGTCGGTCTGGAAGGCCTGGTTGACCAAGGCTTGAATGTTCTTGTTCGAACCCTTGGACCACTGGTGGATGCATTCGTTGATGAGCCCCTGGGCCACCTGCAGGCGCTCATCAAAGGCCACGGCCTCGGCAGTGGCACGGTGGACCTTGAGGCGCCCGTCGTAGGTGGTCAAGGTCACATTGCCCTTGCCTGCGGCGCCCCGCATCTTCAGGCCGTAGTCATCGGCGCTGACCTGGACGAACTCGGCGATGTCGGTCATCGCCTCCAGCTTGAAGCGGCGCAGCAGCTCGTTGTGCTTCTTCGCCAGGCCGCACAGCTCGCGCACCAAGGCGTCACGCTTCTTGTCGATGTCCTGCACACGGGATACGGGCGTCAGGTTGCCCTTGGCGTCTTCCCAGTAGCCCTTGGGCACTGCCTGGGTGGTGGTGTCGTCATTGCTCATGGTTGCTTCCTTCTGGTTGTGATTCAGTGATCTCGCCACGTTGGCGGGCGAGTCGTTCCTTGATCTCGGCCTGCATGCGCAGCGAGGCCTTGCTCGGCCCTTTCGGGGCCTCAACGATCTGCAGGCCGGTGGCGGTCAGCGCGGCCACCTCGTCCTTCACCACGGGCGGTGGCCCGCCATGGCGGCGGTTGACCTCGGTCTCTTGCTCGGCCTTGCCTTCGACCTGGTCGGCCATGCGCACCAGCACCTCGTAGAGGTACGCATTGGTGCCCAAAGGCGGCTTCAAAGTCTCTTTCTCAGCCGCTTCAAACACCGCTTGAAGGGCCAGCTTCCAGGACTCGGCGGGCGCGTGCCACTCGCGGTTCTTGCGGGTGATGGCAGCGCGCCTGATGTCCGGCACCAGCTCGGCCAGCACCATGGCCGCCTTGGTCAAGCGCAGCTTCTGGTGGGCGGGCTTGAACAAGCGCAGGTAGCGCACCACCAGGCCGCCCAAGGGCAGGCTCATGGTCACCACGTCGGCGATCAGGCGGCGCGTGGCGTCGTCGTCAATCATCCGCAAGATGATGTTGTCCAGGCTTTCCTCCGCACCGCAGGTGGGGCAGGTGTTGAGCAGGGTCGTGGTCTTGCTCACAGCGTCATCCCCGCTGACATGCCCAGACGAGCGGCTGCATCGGCGTTGACACGCAGCCAGCGCACCTCGGGCAGCCACACCGTGCACCAGCCATCGCAGGACGCGACGAACTTGCCGTGGTTGCAATACACCAGGGCGTTGCTGGCGACCGGGAAGGTTGCTGCTGCACGCAGGTGGCAGTTGCCGCACTGGGGCCGCTCGCTGGCAGGGAGGTAGCCCTGCGCGGTGGCCACGCTCACTTGTGGCTCGTTCATGACAGCCCCCCGATGCGGTGCTGCCGCTTCACCATCAGCACGCGCTCTTGCA